ATCAATTTTGATGCACACACTATGGGAGTACTTTCTTTTTTGGGATTACAAAAAAGGGCAGATGTAAGTACGCTAAGCAATCCACAGCCTTGGCTTATTAATCTATTTGGCGGTACTGATCCATCTATTGATGCAAATAGTGTGTATGGCATCCCTGCATTTTGGACAGGAATAAGAGTAATACAGGAAACTATCGCATCACTTCCATTTGAAGTATTTCTACATAGGGGCGACGGTGTTTATCCGGCTACCAATAGACCAGAACACAGCTTATTGAGCTTGGAGCCTTGCGACTCTATGAGTGCATACGACTTTAAAAGCCGTGTAGCATCAAATTTAGAGATATACGGTAATGCATACGCAAAGATTTACCGTAATGAGTCAAGCATAGTCGAAAGAATAGAATGGATTGATCCTAATCGTGTTCAGGTATTGGTAAGATGGATCGATAATGTAACTACTGAGGTTAAATACAAAATAAATCCGCAACCAAATGTAAAAACCAATCTCAAAGAAGAAATACTCGACCATGACCAAATACTGCATTTTAAAATAATGTCAGACGGCATACTTGGTCGTTCGATGATTACCGCATGTAAAGAGGCATTAGGATTAATGCTTACAAGTCAAAAGTATGGCTATGAGTTTTATAAAAACGGAGCCATGCCATCAGGTATTTTATCTACTGCATCCAATCTGACAAAGGATCAGAAAGACATGATAATAAAGGATTGGCGCGAAAGAAATGCAGGGTATGACAATAGCGGTAAAATAGTAGTGCTTAGTAATGGAGCACAATATCAGCATATAAGCAGCACCCCGGCAGATGCCAAGTGGTTGGAATCCATGCACTTTACCAGTGTACAGATCGGGCAGATGCTTCGCATACCTCAACACCTTATGGGTAATCTGGAAAGGTCTACCAATAATAACATAGAGCAGCAAACAATTGATTTCATAGTTCACGGTATCAGGCCCCGCATAAAAGGATGGGAGAATGAATACAATCGTAAACTATGGCTTACCCCCACAAATAGAAATAAGTACTACGTAAAGGCCAATCTAAACGCAATGATGCGCGGTGATAGCCTGGGCCGTGCTGAATTTTATAATAAGCTCATGCAGATCGGGGTAATGAATCAAGACGAGATTAGGGCATTGGAAGAGTTAAACCCAATACCTGGAGGACACGGTAAAACTTATCTGGTGCCGCTCAATATGCGACCGATAGACTTACCTTTTGAACAAACACAAAACACACAGAACAATGGGAACACAAACAGCAACAACACAAAGCAATGATATACAAGTAAGATCATTTAGAGCAGCAGCATCCGACGATGATAAAAAAATCAGAGGGTATGCCGCTTTATTCAATGTGGAAACGGAACTATATCCCGGGGTACGTGAAAAAATCGCTCCCGGTGCCTTCCGCAATGCATTGGCAAAGTCTGATATAAGACTATTGCTTAACCATGATCCAAATCACGTATTAGGTCGCAATAAAGCAAAGACACTTACTGTATTTGAAGATGAAAAAGGTCTACCATTTGAAGCAAATCTACCCGATTCACGCGGTGATGTATTGGAAAGTATTAAACGCGGTGATATAGACCAGTGCTCATTTGGTTTTAAAATAAAATCCCAGCAGTGGGATGATCTTGAAGATGGATCAGTAATGCGCACCATCACCGAAGTAGCAGAATTATTTGATGTGAGTGTAGTCACCTATGCCCAATACCCGGAAACAGTCGTGTCGCACGATGCAAAGGAAGTCTACGAAAAGCGCATGAAATCAAAAGACTCCCCTACCCCACCACAGCCAGAAGAAAAAAGAAGCACTAAAGACTATGCACGAATAGGACAACTGCATGGTCACAAAATCAAAATATTAAATCAAATTTAAAACACACACAAACACACACATGGAAACACGATCTAAACTTCAAGAAAGATTGAACAATGTGCATTTACAATATCAGGATGTATTGCAACGATCAATCAAAGAAAGCCGCGCTATCAATAGCGACGAAGAAGCGCAGTTGGACAAAATGGATGCCGAAATGCGATCTATTGAAAAATCTATAGATGTATTGGAGCGTGCAAAGAAAATGCAAGCCGAACTACAGGAAGCCGCACCGACCGAATCACGCAAGCAAGAATCTGACGAAGAAATACACAAACGTGCAATGATGGAATACATCAAAGCCCCAAAGGTGGATTCTATTTCAGCGGAATCAAGATCAATTCTTGAAAAACGTACTCAGGTAGTCGGCACTCCTTCAGCTGGTGGATATGCAGTTATTGATACCTGGGATCAGGGGATCGTAAAAGTTATGAAAGACTTTGGCGGTTCTTTGGCTTTAGGGAATGTATTTGATACCGAAACTGGAAGTACCCATTACATCCTCAAGGCCGATCATAATGATTTGGAAGGTGAATGGTTGACAGAGATTCAAGCCAAATCCGATGAAGATGTATCATGGAGCCGATTGACAATGGGTGCTTATGATCTTTCATCTAAAGGCGTACGGATTTCATTGAATTTATTGCAAGACAATTCATTCAATATTCAGGGTGAAATATTAGACGTTGCCGCTGCAAGGTCTGCATTATCACTTGAAAAACGATTACTTACCGGAACAGGATCAAGCCAACTGGAAGGATGGCTTGTTGGTGCTGGTGCAGCCGCAGTAACTACCGTATCAGCTACAGCCGTGACATACGACGAAATCGTTGACCTGGTGCATTCATTAAGAACTGCATACCGCAGAAATGCAAAATTTGCATTTAATGATACTGTAATCAAAGCATTGAGAAAACTTAAAGACAGCCAGGGATTACCATTATGGCAACCCTCGTCTTTGAGCACCGGTGTACCAGCCTCTATACTTGGATACCAGTATGAGATAGTTCACGAGATGGCCAATTTTGGCACCACTACCAATAAATTTATGGCATTCGGTGACTTTGCAAAAGGCTTCCGAATCCGCAGAGTAAAAAATCCTGTATTGCTCAGAGAAGATCACCCAGCTACTCGCGAGGTATCATTCTACTTGCATTCACGATGGGACTCTAAAGTGGTGGATTCACAAGCGATAAAAGTGATGCAACATGCCTAAGATTAAACTCCTTACGAGCATTGCATCGATGGAATTTTCAGCAAACTATGGAGATGTCATTGATGTCTCCATAGATTATGCTGCAAGAATGGTATCAACTGGGCAGGCAGAGTATACTGACCCGGACATACGTAATGCAATGGCCACACCGGACACTGAAAAAAAAGTAATCAACAAATCAGGCAAAAAGTAAATGTATAGCAGCTACTTTAAAGAGATTGAAGCATTGAGAGAGCACCCTATCACATTAGAGGGGGTGAAAATTCATTTGCAAGAAACGGAATCAGATAATGATCCGCTTATCAATGTCCTTATCGAAGCAGCTACCAGATACGTTGAAAACTATTGTCGCATTACTTTAATGCCAACAGTGTACGAAGAAAGAATGGATGAATGGCCATCAGATGGGATATGGGAGCTACGCAAAGCACCATTTATCCAGATAGAAAGCATTACATACATTGATACCGACGGTGCTACTCAGACACTATCATCATCGCTTTATTCTACCAGTATAAAGCACACCATACCATATATCTATCTTATAGATTCATCTACCAGTATCGACCATAAAGATACAATAGATGCAATCCGGGTAATGTATAGAGCAGGCTACCAGGCATCTGGCCTGATACCGTATGATATTATTGCATCTATGTTACTCATGATCCGTAAATGGTATGATAAACGAGAAGATAATACAGATGGATTAGGATATAATGATCAGGTACCCAATGCAAGTATTAATTTATTGTTACCACATAAAAGGCACGAGCAATGAACTACGTACCCAAAATGATGGATCGAAAAATAATCATTCAGCGCGGCACTCCTTCAAAGAATGCAAGCGGGGGCGAAGTACTTACATGGGCTGATTATAAAACACGATGGGCACAAGTACAAAACTTTTCCGGTGATGAATCTACTACCAGCAAAAAAGAAACTGCATTTCAAAAAGTAGTTTTTACGTGCCGGTATGTAAATGGACTTACCGAAAAAGACCGCGTACAATACTCAGGAATGAGCTATGATATTACGCAGATCATAGAGGAAGGACGAAGGCATTACCATACTATCCATACCGAATACCGCAAATAATGTACATAGCCAGAGCCATACGCACCATATTAGAAGCATACGCACCACTCACATCATTGGTGGGTAGTAAAATATGGCATGTAAAGGCCGCACAGCATGATCAGTATCCTTATTTGGTTTATAGTATTTCTGATAACAGACCTATAAACAGATTATCAGGCCGGGCATGTGCAGATTATGTATTCACGGAATATATGATAGTAAGTCAGAATGATGATGTCGCTATGCAAATAGCAACAGAGGTACGCAATGCACTCGATAGAGTTGCACCCGGCACTTATTCCGGTGTAAGTCTTGGGCGGACTCAGTTTACTTCCCTTGAAGGGCCTCAGTATGATGATGAAGATGATACATACATAGTAACCATGCTTTTTGATACAATAGTAAATAATTAAAATGGCAGCAACAGTACATATAGATCAGCGCGAAATAGATGATTTGATTACTAAGTTTTCTAATATAAAGGACATAGTAAATCCAAAGAGAGAGCTACGTAAGACATTCATCAAAGCTGCAAAGCCTATTGTATCAGCCATCCAGGCAAAAGCACCACTGGGAGAAACTGGAGAACTAAAAAAGTCCATTGGCGTAATACCCTATTTGGGATCAAAGTCAGGAAAGGTATTTATCGGAGTAAAGAAAAACAGGGTAAAGAAAAAACTCACTGCATTCTATGCCATGTTTTTGGAGTTCGGTACGCGGTACATCAAAAAAGGGAAACATGATTTCTTTTTCAAGTCTGCAGAACCCGCTTTGAATAGCTCACTGGATATTATCACTAATGATCTAAAAACAAAAATTGAAAAAGTAGGAAGATGAGCAATACCAAAGTAATAGAGATCATCAAGCCTTTCACCAATGGATTTGGGCGGATAATACCAGTCCGCGAAAATCGGATTG